TGGAATTGGCGCGCCAATCGAAATTCGCGTCGATGCCGGTGAAGACGGTATTGGCTCCCTGCCCGGTCAACTCCAAGCCGCTGACAGCCCCCATGCCCGGTGCAGTAGCTGCCGGCACCACGCATGGATAAGCGGCGCAATTAGCGAGGCTTTGATAGCCCTTGCCGTAAACATTGTATGCCACCAGCTTGACATAGATTGCCTTGCCGACTTGCGACTGGCTGACGCTGATCTTGGTGATCGAATTATCGCAGCGTACGAACGGCGCATTCGGATTGTGCGGCGCATTATTGGTACCATACAAACCGCGCCGCAGATAGCCCAAGTTGTAGTTGCCGGTTGACGTCAGCGTCGCATCGCGATAACTGATAAATTCATTATCCATCCAGCACAAGGTCGTAATTTCATCTTCCGCCTGTGCCTGGGTTGCGGTAGCCAGCGTGCCGTTGCTTTCGCTCAGATTGACACCGAGGATGCTGGTGGTATCAGGGTCGCTTGCGGAGTTCAACGGCGAAGTCGAGACGCCCATGCGGTTTGAACCGACCGCCGTTCCCGCCAACACGTATGAGTCGCCGTCGTTGGAAGTCCAGATTTGGCAGCCGCCGTAATACGGGCCGGAGCCGCTGGTAGCAACCCACACTTCCAATGCGCCATTGGTCAAAGGCAGCGGCCCGGGAAACATCACCGGCGCGTTCGCATTACCGGGTGCGACGTTATAGTTGCCCGAATAACCGCTCGAAGGCTGGCTGTTGTACAACACGTTGCTTGACACCGATTGCAGAAATTCTTCGGCGACAATCGCCAGATTGCCGTCTGCATCTTCATCGACCGATAAAATACGCACCGGGAAATTGGTCAACTCCAGCCACGAATCGGAAATCTCGACGATGTCCATCGGCTCCAACAAGCAATAGCGCCAGCCCAGCGTGAACGCATATTGATTACGAATATACAGGCCGCGTTGCATCATCCGTTGCGCCACCGCTTGCGCCACATTTTGGTCGGCGATGCAATGCGCGGTAAACATTTGCGCCGGGCGCGCACCATACTTGGAGACCGATCCTGCATCATAGGCGTTGGCCGGTTGCAAATTGTATTGATTGGCCCGATTGACAAATTCCACCGACAAGCTGTTGTACGCATCGGCTTGATCGGCGCGGGTGCACACCACCGGATCGGTTGAACTGTCGTAGATAAAATCATCGTCATCCAGCGAGTACAGCACTTGATTATTCGGCGTGTAAGTCACACCGTAATTGCTCGCCGGTGTGTCGTCGTAAGGCACAACCTTCAACACCCCTTCCGACATAAAAGCTTCGCAATTGGCGACCGTGAAAATCTCGCTCAGCATATTCGCCGCCGAATCTTGCGCGGCGTAAGCGGGGCTGATGAAGATGCCGTTGGCAATACAATAATTGGAAAACTGCGTGAGCGAACCCAGCATCGAAGTCGGAAAGCCGGCACCGTAGGTGGGATTGGTCAACAAGTCGGCGACGACCACTGCCGGGTTTTCATCGATCACACCCTGGCCGAATTGGAAGTTGCTACTCACCTCGAAATTAAACGCTGGCAACGAAGCAGAACTATCCAAGGCCACGGTCGCACCGGCCACATAGGCAGTGCCGTTGTAGCCCAACGCTTCCGATGCATCGGACGTGGTTTGCCAACCCCACGGCGTTTGCGGATTTGCGCCGTTAAACAAACTGAGGCCAAGCGGGCTGGAACCGCTATTCAAGCCGGAATAGACCGATTGCCCGGCCCACACCTGTCCGATGTCCTGGATCGGCCCTTCGCACAACCCTACCTGCACCGCCGCAGTATAGGTATAGGTGGTCGGCCCATTGCTGGACCCGCCGCCGCCCTTGCCGCCGGAAGAGGAGTTGCTATTGTTGGCGGTACTAATGAAGTTCCCATACCACATCAAGTTGCCAGCGACCCGATTGGTGCCGTACACAAGATTGATCACCGCGCCATACACCGATTGCTGCACATTGATGCCGCTAACCGCCGTATTGGTATTGGCTGCGGTTTGATTGCCGCCGAATAAGCCCGACATTAAATTTCCCTTTCAGGCCAAATTGTGAAGAAGCGCGGCTTGCGATGCGCCAGGTCGCCGATACTGCCGTCGCCCAACACGCACATGCATTCCGGCCGATACGCATGAATAATCTGCGGCCATTCGACCACGATACCGCCATGGGAAATGCAGCGTCCGAACTGCCAAACGACAATGTCACCGGGCTGCGGCGTAGCGGTCTCCACCGCGAATTTCTTGACCCATCCCAGATAGCGCTCTTCTTCACGATGCAGCATCCAATCGGCCGGATAGTCGCCGGTTTCAAACGGCGCGACCAACCCGCAGGCGACATACACCGCCACCAGCAATTGCCCGCAATCGACGCCCGCGCCCATCACTTGTGCGCGATGATGGTAAGGTGTACCTAGCCATTCGCGTGCCTCGGCAACCACAGCTTCGCGTTGTGTGCGTTCTTGGTCGATGTCTTGATTAAGTTTTATCATGCTGCAGTTTCCGGTACCGGAACATAAGGAAATCCCCTGAAGTTCACGACGTTATTGAATTTTTTCGTACAAGTCGCTTGCGTGTGATCGCAACCCGGATATGCGGCAAACGGATCACCGCCATTCGGCACAAAGGGTAACGGGCTAGTCAAGGTAAAAGTCCAGACCGAGCCGACGTTGGTGGCGCTCTTGATCGTGCGCACATAGCCGGAATTCGCACCGCCGGAAAACGATACATAGCCATTGTCGAACCACGGCACACTCAAACTGGAATTGGAGATGACGGCGGTGAATACCGTGGCCGAACTCGCAGCTATCACGTCGGATGCCGATGCAAAGTTAGCCTTGATCAATTTGCAGCCGCTTGGCGCTTGCCCTTGTTGCAGCATGTCGTCATCGAATAGCGTATGCAGGCACGAAGGTTGATAGATATTGCGCGGTAATTGCACGTTCAATAGCACCAACTCGTTAGCCACCGTCAGGGTCGCCTCGCTGCGCCCGGCAGTCGCCGTTGTCAGGCGTCCGGAAAAAATCGACACCGTGCCGGCGGTCGTCACGCCGGGTGCGGACATGAACACCCGGTCGATCTTGATTTGCGCGGAATCGAGCAAGCCGTTCTTGATTTGCGACATCACCGGCAAACCGAGCATCAAGTTTTGCGGCTGCGCATGCAAGGTAATGGTCATGCTATCGACGTTGACGCCTATCTTGCAGCTCGATTTGGTGCGTTCGAATTGCACATCGCCACTCAGATAGGTATGACCGTTGACCACTAAGTCATGCTCCCAATTGCAGTAGTAGAGCGAGCCGCCACTGACCAGGTTGATGGTCAACAGATCGGCCATCAAGAAAGTTTGACTGTTCAAGAGCGCGATCAACGCTGGGCTGGCGCTCTTCATTGCACTGACCCGGTTGCGTCAAAGTCGGTTGCCAATGCCTTGGCAACGGCTGCTTCTACCGCCTCATTGAACTTGCGCGTCCATTGCGCTTGCGCTTCTTGATGCGCTTGCTGTAGCTGCGTCATCGCTTCATGATGTGCGCGCGTCGTTTCCGCTTGTTGTGCTTGATAGCCTTGATGCAGCTTAGTGACTGTCTCATTATGCGCAGCATGGGCGGCATTGATTTGCTCGCAGATGCCGTTGTGGGTTTCGATGCGTGCCTGATGCACGACGGCGGTGAATTCGGCTTCGGAATAGATTTTGGGTTCTGTGTTCATTTTGGAGATTTTCAGTGTAGGGTGGGTTTAGTGTGGGTCGAGAGTTAATTGGGATTAAACACATCTCTCCGTCATTCCCGCGGGTGTAGGCGGGAACCCAGTGTCGTTATTATTCAACGACTCAATATTCTTATGTGTATATGCTGGCTAGTCAGCGCAATGGCGCGGTGTATATGGAGCGATTTATATCGGGATTTAACGGCCTAACGACACTGGGTTCCCGCCTACACCCGCGGGAATGACCGTGGGTGTTTTTTACCAAACCTACGTAAATACGTATTTCTACCAATAAAAAAGTCAGAACAATCTTTTTATTTGACCGTAATCATTTCCAGCTTATTCAAGGCCCAAAGCTGATACATGAAATTCTCAAATTCCGCGCTATCCGATTGAAAGCGACAACGAAACATGTACTGCCCCGACCACGTTAGCGCCGCACCCAACATCGGCGGCGTTGAAAACGTAATCGTCGTCAAATTACCGACGCCCAAACTCACCGTGTAGTTCGACACCGTGCTGCCACCTACCTGGATCGTGAAATTCTGATTCGTGTTCAATAACACCGGGTCGAATCCGGCCGGGCCGGCGCCGTTGCCGAAGCTGCCTCCCAACGGACGGGTCAATATGAATGTGGTGGTAGCGTTGTCGCCGGTGCCGAAATTTGCATTGACGGCAGTATTATCCGACGGATCGATATAAAAGAAATCTTGAAACGAACCCTGCATGTTATTGAAAAAACCCATCAGGTTTTGCAAGTCTTGCTTGACCCCTGCACTCAGCACTTCATACATCAGCGTGAATTTGTAGCGGCAATTCTGGTAATACGATGCACGCAACTCACGCCCACTGACTGCTGTCTGCACCTTGGTATTCCACACTGGCGTTTTGACTGTAGACCAGCCCTGCCCGCTCAAAGCGGGGAAAAATAAACCGCTGCCGCTCATTGCGTAAAGTTCCTTCTCTGTTTGCGGATCACGTCCATCAAGGCCGTGCCGTTGTTTTCGAATAAACGCTTGACGCTTTGCGCATCCATCGCATGTACGTGCAAATTGACGTTGCCACCGCTGCCTCCTTTGCCGTTGGCCATGTCGCGCACCGCGTCGGCTTGCTTGGCCGGCAGCACCATTTCCTTTTCGTGCAATTGCGTAACAGGATTGACGCCGGCCGGAATATCGAAACCGCCTTCAGCGGAAAAAGCTGCCGCCGATGCATACATCGCCGCACCGAAGGCGGGTGCACCCACATCGACCGGCCACGGCGCCGCAGCGAAAGATGCGACACCCGCCGCACCGGCCACGCCCGCCCACGCTTGCACCGACAACTCGGCCGCTGCCTCATTGGCTGCGCCTACAGCCGTGGCATCGGTCGCTTGCGCGGTGCTGGTCGCTTCGGAGCCGGCGGTTTGTTGCCCGAACCCGAACATGATCTTGGCTTGCTTGACCGCTTCCTTCGCCATCTCGCCGGCGTAGTATTCAATGACCGAATTCAGCACCGAAGCAAGCATCGATTTGGCCGCTTGCTGGAAGCTCTTGGTGCCCTGGACCATACTGGTGATGGATGAGGCCATGCCGGATTGAATCGCCGCATAGGCGGTCGTATAAGCGGTTTTTGCCTGTAGCGCATTAGTGGCCGCCAACGCTTGCATCTTGGCGTCATGTGCAACTTTCAAGGTTTCGATTTGCGTCAAGATCGCCTGATATGCGACCGGGTCCATATCCGGATTGATCAGCGTCTTTTGTTTTTGCAGCGATTTTTGCTTGATGTTGAACGAGTCGTTTTCAAACTTTTGCTCTTGCGCCAGGATTTCTTCATTCGTCAGCAAGCCTTGCGTTTTTTTGAATTCGAATACTTCCTTTTCCTTGGCGACCTCAGCTTCGGCGTGTGCATCGACAATCTTTTGCTTTTCGTCTACAATTTTCCTGGCATCGACGTCGGCTTGGCGTTGCATGTCCGCGACTTTTTTAATGGCTTCGATTGCTTGCGCCGATTCCTTGCCAAAGGCTTTGGCAATAGCGTCCGCTTCCTTTTGCACAATCGCAATCTTGGCTTGGGAATTCTTGCCTTGCGCGGTAATTTCCGCTTCAAATCCAGCAAGTTTCGCGGCAAATCCTTCCTTCATGATCGCGCGCTCGTCAGCCGACATTTTGATGTTGATAGACAGCAGATCAGCCGCGCCCAATCCGGCGGTCTTCGCCTTGCCTTGCCAGAATTCGAGATCTTTTTGCTTGCTCCATTCAACGAATGAGCCTTGCGCCAGTTGCTCCTTTTCGAACCCTTCTTTGGACACCGCAAGCTGCTCGGCAAAGGCGTGCATCATCGATTCTTTTTTCGCTTGATGCGCGAGATTGAGAACTATATTGTCCTTCGCTACCTTCGCTGCAACCCCACCGCCGTCCTCCTTGGGTTTAGGAATGTCGACCGGTTTACCCAGGTCGTCGCGAAATTTCGTATAGCTGACATCCGCCTCGGCAACGTGCTGCGCAAGATCAACCAGGATGTGTGCAGCGTCGGCGAAATTTCCATGTGCGATCGCCATGTCAGCCGCCAACTGCGCGCCGATCATATTGCCGAGCACGTCGAACGCTTCCGCCACAAACGAACCTGCTTTCGCGAGCACGATTAACGCCGGCCCAAGACCATCCACAAAGGTTTTAAATGCGCCGCCAGTTTTCAGATTGGTTTCAAACGCGGTAGCGATGCTCAGGAATGCCGGCGTCAATGCGGCGCCGATTTGCACCGCCGCCGCATCGTGCACGGCTTTCAACTCCTTCATCTTTTCGCTCAACTCGATCGTTTTGGCGACTGCCTCTTTATCGAGCACGATGCCGAGTTCGGCAGCCCTAGCCATCAATTCCTCGATCCCGGCCGCGCCCTTGTTCAACATCGGGATCATGTTTTCGCCGGCACTGCCGAATAACAGCATCGCGACCGTCGTCTTTTGTGCGCTATCGTCGGCATTGTGGAATTTGTCGGCAACGCGTTTCAACACGTCTTCCGGCGACATGCTCTTGAGGTCTTGCGCACTGAGGCCGACCGCCTTGAAAGCCGCAGCAGTCGGACTGGCCTTGTCACCGGCCTCGGCAATCTTCACCGACAAGCTGCCCATTGCGTTCGTCATGCTATCCGCACTGACTCCCGACATGCTGGCCGCAAAGCGCAGTGCCTGAATCTTTTCGACGCCCATGCTAGTTTTAGCCGCTGCGCGCTCGATGCTCTCGCCGAATTCGCCGGTCTTTTCCGCCAGCGAAATCAACGCTTCGCCGATTGCGCCGCCATGCATCGCTTCGCCGACAGTGTTCATCACCTTACCGATGCCGGACAACGCGCTCTCGATGCCTTCCGCACGCTCTTTCGCTTGCGTGCCAAGCTCGACCAACGCCGCACCGCCCTTGCTGGCACTTTCCTTCAAGGTGGAAGACATGTGTTGAAAAGCCGCGCCGATGCCGTCGGTCGATGCCTTGACGCCATCGGCCATCGCCGCCGAAGCTTGCGATATCCCCGCAGCGCCGGACTCGATCGCCGCTTGCGCATCGGCCATACCGGAAGACAGCCCTTCGGCGTCGGCGGAAATGGTGATGGCTAAATCAAGATCAGTGGCCATGGCGATTTCTTTCTTTGTGGTTCATATGTATCAATGGTTACCTCGCTCAATGATTACCTCGCGCAAACGCAATCAATTCCTCGATTGCGGCGTTTTTGGTTTCGGGCGTTTCTTCCGGCGGTTCCTTGTAACCGACATAGGCCGCCATCAAGACATGAAATGGTGGGAATTTGCGCCAATACCTATTCAGTTTGGCAAGCGTCGGCAAGTCAATGTTATTGCCCACATAGTCGAT